TCGACGACCGCTGCATGTTTGCGTATGTTGCCGCAATGATGCCTGCGCGGAAATTGTCCATCACGAATCCCCATGGCTCCAATTCGTAAAACGCCTGCCATGTCGTCAATTCCTCTGCGTCGATTTCGCTGTCGATCGCTGCCAGCGTCATACCAAGCAACGCACCCAATCTGCATTTAAACAGGCGCAGCGGGTGCGTTAGGAGTTTTTTGCTTTGTCGCTGACCGCTTCCGCGTTCATGCCGTTCAACTTCATCGCTTCGGTAAACAGACGGTTGATAACAACTGCATTGCGTGAATCAAGAATGCCGATGCCATCATCCGGATACAGGCGTGCGCCGTCTTCGTCAACAAGGCACATACCGAGCAGCAACGTCTTCAAGTTAATTGCCGGATTGATGATACGCTTTTCCTGCGGCACCATGTTGCCCTTGCCATCGTCGACCATCGCGATTTCAGTCTGGAACATTTGCGTTTCGAAACGATGCCGCTCACCACTCGTCAACGTGCGCATACGCACGCCAACGTCATCGCCCCACTCCGGCACCGCAAGTTCGATGTACGTGTAGTCTTTTGATGCGGTGACATCTGCTGCGCGAAGAATCTTCATGATTGATGTTACTCCGTGATAGAGAACGAAAAAAGCAGCCGCCACTGTTGCCAGATGACGGCTGCAATCAGACAGACGACACTGCTACGCCCACGCAACGTTACCGCTGATACGCAGCGTAATCGACGCGGCGACGACGCCATCGACCGCACCGTTAATGCTGAACTGCTTCACATACGCGTTGAACGTCGCATTCGGCGTTGCACCAGCGGGCAGGGTAAGCTTCATCTGCTTCACTGCGCTGGCGATCTGCGCCGCGCGTGCAGCAAGCTGACCCGCATCGCTGTTGTCCAGATGTAGATCGGATTGCATTTGTCCGTTGTCGATCAGTCCGAGCCGGAACTCTTTGGCCACAGATTGAAAGTTCGTCACATCGATTTCCGATGCTTGGCCGTCGAAACCGGAAAAGCTTTTGACGTTGCCAATTGGCGAGAACGTGACAGGCGTTGCAGTGCCGCCCGATGTATACGCGGTATACGCGGTGCTGTTCACGTTGGTCAACGCAAATGAATTCGCCGTCGGATACTGCACGACGTACGTGTTGCCATTCACTTGCGTCATACCAAGAACGGCGGCAATTGCGACGACATCGCCCGCATTCAGACCATGCGCAGTCGCCGTCACCAATGCAGGATAGCCCTGCGTGATGGCGGTGATCGTCTTTGCGGCACCCGAACCGGAACCAATCGCAAGGACTGTTCCTTGTGCATTTACTGCTGTTGAGGGCATGATGTTGCTCCTTCGAAAGGTTAGGCCCAAACGGAATAATCAAGTGCGCAGCGATGAAGCTTTACCGTGTCTTCATACCCGTTGTACTCATTGGTGCGGATATTTACAAACGATGCACCAGCCATCGCGTTTTTCACTGCTGTTGCCAGCGTGTATGCATCTACACGCTGCTCCTTGTAAATGTCGATTTGGTAGTGCGAATTCTCCAGCGGTGCGCCATTTGCTAGCGTTGTTGCTGGCACAACATCGATGCGAGTAAACACGATATGTTCGCTAATTTCGCTGTCCGCCGCGTGCGTGTTCCACACATGACCGGGCGAAATGGGCGACAACACCGCAAACATCAGCGCTTCAACGTCCACACTCATTTGGCCAACTCCGCTGCAATTCCGTCGCCCCACGAGTAGCGCACAACATTAAACGCATCACCTTGCGTCACGTTGAACGCGTTACGCATGAATGGATTTGCTTGTTGCGCCGGAATGCGCGCCCGCATACCGTATGCCGTTGAGCCATCCGACAGCACCTGTGCGTCAACTGCTTTCACAACGTGACCCTTCGTGCCGAACTCCAACATGTACCAGTAATACGCATCCATGTTCTTTGCTTGGAACTTTTTCCCATGGCGCACCGCAATAACATACTGCTTAACAAACTTGGTCGACTCTGGCTTGTCATACTTCAACACAATAGCACGCTTCAACTGACCACGAATGTGCTGATCATTACGCGGCCCGGTGATATGTTCCACGCCTTTTAGCACCGGTGCATTCGCACGCGCCTGATTGCGAATAAGTTGACCACCGGCAACCAGCCCACGGCGGATGACTTTTTGATGCAGCCGGTCGTTAAAACCAAGCATCGTCTTCTCAAGTTGATACAGTCCGCTTACTTGAACAGTTACGCTATCAACCACGGCTGGTCCCTTCCACGCACAGCAGCAGCAGTTCAAAATGCGACTCGTCCGGGTCAAGCACGGCAACGATGTCAAAATAGCGATTCTGATAAATTGCGCGCATCGGCGCGATCACGCCCGGTCGATAACGAATCTGTATTTCGTGCGTCACTTGCACTTGCAGTGACTCTGCGGCACCCAATGCCTTACCACTGATCGTTTCGATGCGCCCCCACACGGTAATCCACGGCGTGAATACGTCCAACTGCCCGCCGTGCACATCCGTGCCGACAGAGCGTGTCTCCAATCGCACACGCTTGTTGAGCGCGCCAGATTGCAGCGTCATCCGATTTCCTCAACAAGATAACGCTCGAGCAGTGAATTTGCAGTTGGCATCACTTGCACGGTCTGCCCGCGCTGCTTCGCGATGAACACTTGCTCGCGCGATTCGTACAGTGCAGCCAGACACATCAGTATCCATTGCTTGATTGGCTTTGGCACCTTCGTTGCGTCTGCGTATCCGGCAGTGTACATCACTTGCACGACGCCCGGATAGCCGAACCACACGGCAGGCCACGAGTAGCCGACCGCCGCTACCAAGCGCGCAATGCGGCGATTCGTATCAAGCACGTAATTTACTGGCGCGATCGTCTGCACCACGCCCGCTGTGTCGTAGTAGCGCAACGCGGTGACAGCGCTTACCGGTCCTTTCGTCAAGTCAATCACACCATTGTACGGGAACATATCCAACGACAACTGCCATGTCTGCGGCAGAATTGAACCGCGCAGTTCCTTTTCACACGTTGCCGTTGCAATGTCGATCAGATCGGTAATAAGCTGTTCGTCCTGCGTGATGTCGGCATCAACACGTAGATGATTCTTCGCCTCAGCTAGTGTTACCGGCTGCAGCGTTGGCGGAGTGATCAGAGTCAGGCCCATTACCGGTCCTTTCGTTACTTGTCGTCGTCCTTGCTTTGCTTCTTGTTCTGCGGCAATGTCTTTGCGTACTCGATGGCCGCATCGTTGTCGTCGACTTGCCCGTTTTCCTTCAATACGTCGAGCATCGCAGCGGGCACCTGCGCAATGTCGTTGGCCTTGCCGAATTGCGAGTCCGACAGCAGCCGCACTTCGACATCACCATCCTTGTCCTTGCTCTTCGCCTTTGGCGCTTCCTTGCTGCTGACCTGTTGATTCATGTTGTAATTCTCCGAACTTGTACACACGCCCTGCGCTTGGTACTTGCCTTACTGTCAATCCGAGCGCAGCGCAAAGCGGATTGGCATCGGGAATCTGTTTCGCTTTCTCTGTTGACGGCTGCGCCAAGAATGCACGCCCCGCATCAGTCAGCACATTACGCCATCGTCCACGAATGCTGCTTAATTCAACTTCCAACAATCCGGCAGCACGCAACTTTGCTAAACGCCCTGCCGCACCGCGCAACGTAAAGTCGAACTCGTCGCGCAATTCGGCAGTCGTCACACCGCCGTTGAACATGGCCTGCTCCAGCGCCCATATCCGCACGCGCATGCCGGTATTGCTCACGCCTTTCACTCTCCAAAAAGAGCGTGCGCGATCACTTGCGCACGCATACGGAGAAATTGCCGCTTACGTGGCCGAGTTTTGGTAATACTTGATGGCGTTGGTGTCCATCAGATTGCCGCCCATGCGACACCAGCCGAGAAAACCGACTTGGCCAAGCTTCGTGTACGCGCTGTCCGTGAACCGGAACAGTTGAACGTCCATCGCATCACGAATCTTGTAATACGAGAAGTCACCGAACAGGCCTGACTTCGCGTTGGCCGCTGGCACCGCCAGATCGTTGTTGATATACAGCCGGTAGCCGAGCAACAGATCGAACGGCACCGCCACGTTTTGGCTCGTGTAACCACCGCCTGCATCGCCTGCACCGGTACGGATTCCTTCATCGTAATTCGGTGCCCAGATCGGACGACCGGTTGTGTCCTTGATCTTGCGCACGGTCTTGACCAGCGCATCCGACATCATGAACACCGCCGACGACGTACGATAGGCCGGGTCAACGGAGTGAATCATGTCCACTACGTCATCGTAGATGATGCCTGTTACTTGCCCGGTCGTGCCAACCTTGCCCACCGTCGCTTTCAACGCAACGCCATCCGGCTGCGTGGTGCCAGTGCCGACAGTGAACGCCAGATTACCAAGGCGTCCGATGCGTTGCGCAAGACGATTGCGCACGAATCCTTCCATGTCGATTACCGTGTCTTGCAACAGCTCGATCGGAACAGCAACGATCTTGCTCGATGCCTTGAACACGTTGAGTGGCACAGTGCCGAACACCGGGTCGAGCGCCGTTGCAGTGATGTTTTGCGCGATCCACTCACCGATTTCAGCCGTGCCGTCCGAAGTCGGGAACGACATTGGCTTACCATCCTGCGTGGGGATGACGTTGGACACCGCGCGCATTGCGCCGTACGCCTTCATCGCGTCATACAGTTGCGATGAAATCAGCGATGGCACCGTATAGCCGCCTTCGGTGCCGGTCGTCGTCGACATCGTGGCGCGCACGGTTGCCCAATCTTCCGCACTGAATCCCTTGTCACCTTCGCGGAGAAAGCGATTGTACAGCACGCGCGCTGCGTTCTTCGGGTCCTTCGGGTCGTACACATCCTTGACCCGCTTGGCGTCGTTCAAGTTGCCATCCGGCTTGTCTGCTTCGATGTCGAGCAGCCGCTGGTGCGCCTTGATCTGGCCTTCGATGCTGTCGATTTCTTCGTACAGCGCATCGACCTTGCCGCTGACTTCCGGCGTCCACTTCTCGCCCTTGTTGTCGTCGAGCAACTTCCGCGCATCCGTTGCTTTGGCCGAGCGGCGTTCCCTCAGTTCCTGAATGCTGTTCATGCTCTTGTCTCCTGTCGTTAGAAGAACAACGCATACCGCGTTGTTTAATCGCGCCGCTAGGCTGCGATGCGTTCGTAGTGACGTTGCTTGCGCTCTGCCGCTACGCGTGATTCCGTGTCGGGCACCGGCACCCTCTCAGGCGTCGGCGTTTTGGGTTTGTCCAGCAATGCTGCAATGTTCCAGTTCAGCTTCGCTTCGGCGCTGTCCGGTGCAATGCGATCAGCCCACTTGCCAGCAACCGCGTCTTCGGCAAAAATCCACGTTTCATCGGTCATCAGCTGCGCGATGTCCTTGGCATCCATGCCGGTGCGCTTCACGAACGTGGCGACAATCGACGCATCGACCTGCTCCAACAGATCAGCGGTCTTGCGCATGTCGGCAGCGTTGCCCATCGCCAGTGACCACGAATTGTGAATCATGATGCAGCCGCCGTCCGCAATTTCGATTTCGTCGCCCGCCATCGCAAGGATGCTGGCAGCAGACGCGGCGTAACCGTCGATGTGAACGAGAACCGCAGACTTGTGCTGTCGCACTGCTGTTTCCATTGCGCGTGCAGCGAATACGTCGCCGCCCGGTGAATTGATGCGCAGATGAATCAACGGCGCGCTGATGTCGTTGAATGCGCGCACGAACGGCTCAGCAGCAACACCGCCCCAAAAGTCAGCTTCCAACTGTGACGACACGA